GTTACACCCTCGATTGGTTTGGGTGTGCTACGTTGTCGTTTTATTACTATGCCCTGATCTTCAGTGACATCAGGTGCCGGACGGATTTCGGTAGCTTTCGATTTGAGGAACTCGAAGTAGGCTTGGGTGTCGATACCTGATTCGTCATACCAAGCATTGCTAAGGTTTTCGGATTTACTTGTTTTCCTTTTGATGATGTTGCCATTTTTATCCTTTAATATGAACCTGTTTTCAGGGTCGTAGTTTTTCTTTGTATTTTGATTTGTTATTTCTTGTTGAATTTCATCGACGTTGTCAAACACATAAACATTACTGTCGTTATCTGTAAACTCAAACTTAAAGGACTCGCCCTTCTTTTTAATATAAGTAAAGTTAAAGCTCCAGTCTCCATACTTACCGTTCCGAACACCGGCATCTAGGATAGTCCCGGCATCTTTCATTTGAAGGACGGCATCAATGGATCCATGTGTTACCTCTTGTGCTGATTGAGCAACCCAAGTTTCCCAATGGAATCTTCCAACGTCAGGAGTGTCAGTAACTCCTAGCTCACTGTATGCTTGTTGTATATTCGCACGAGTCTGACGAGTAGCTACCTCGTTAATAATAAGTCCGGATATATCACTGAGTATTCTTGAGTATCCTGCACCACTACTCTTTCCATATTTGAATGGAGCACCGTCATACAGGGTAGTCTTATCCGGGGTAAGGATTCTGCCTTTGTCGTCAACAGGTTGAAGCTCATCGACTATAGATGCCTTGTCCCAGAAATCATCCGTTCTAACACGGTCGATTACATACAGGTCTTGCCGACCGGTAGTAAGTAAAATGAAGTCAAAGATTTTGTTATTAAAACTCATGTTAGTAGCAAATGTTTGCCACTTGTTACGTAGTTCTAACGTTGGAGTATCCTTGTCAGATAGTATTTGATGCAAGCCCTCGAGCCTTGTCATGCCATTGAACTCTCCACCCTCGATTCTCAGTGCCGCCTTGGTCAAAAAGTTTTTACCAAATGCCCTGAGATTAGACTTGGCTCCCGATCCGGGTAATCCCTTGGGAAGTGCTGTGTCCACCCAATCAAGATAATCGTCTAGGTTAAATTCTCCCCTTGATGCACCCTCGATCCACGAACCTATGTCGTTATCAATAGCCTGCAAAAATGCTGACTCTTGAGGATAGGGGCTAATACCAATAGATAAAATATTCCACAAGAAGTAATATCCTGTATCAGTTTCATCCATCTTGCCGGACTCATACATCTTACGTATTTCTTGTCCGCCCTTTAAACCTTCCGTTGCTAGCTTACGTTGTTGATCGGTGACTTTCTTTAACTGTTCTTTGACACCCTCAACTGTTGTAAGCTGACCCAACCCTTCGGGGAATCTCGGAATGGAAACTGAACCGTCTGGATTAACTTGTCGTGCCCCACCAATTCGGGACATGAGTGCTACCCACTGGCTACGATCACTAAGTGCATTAGGATACTGATTGACTAGCTGACGAACACGTTTCATGACAGCCTCCGGATTTGCCCCTGCCTTGATCGGAATGACTTCCGCCTTGGGAACATCCTGCTCTCCGGCTATGGTTAGCCGGGTGTCCAACTGCTTCCTGACATCTATGTCATCATCTAAGTCAAGCTCCTGCTGACCCATTTCAAAAACGGTTTCCGGATCACCCCGGGAAACCTTGTGTGCTACGTTAACAAACATAGCCATGACATTGTCAGAAGTAGCATCAGCCAAGAACATTGGCTTGCCTGCTAATACTCTAGCAAATCCATTGATGATCTTCTTGATCTCACTCAACAAACTCTTTTGCTTTTGATTTAAATTGTTTGGATCAAATCCGCCTTCGACCAATGTTGCACCGAACTCAGCTAGGTATTCGGAGTAACGAAGATCTCCATCGTATTGATTGGCAAATGCTTGCAACCGGTCAGCCATAGCACCGAAGCCGGACTGACGTAACTGCTTGTCAATAGATCGCTGAAACTCTTTCATCCGCTTGGTATCACCACGAAATGCTTCGTTGAGAATCATCTCCCAAGCCTCGTGTGCCACCGTGGTTGAGTTAGCCTGTGCATCATTGATGACGAGTGCAATTGGCTTGCCGCCCTTGAAGAACGTAGCACCATTGTCCATGTCGGTAAACTGTTCAGCCAAGCTGGTTGCTTCAGCTAAACCAATCTTACCCTTGAGTGTCTGAACTATATTAGCCCGGGTTTCTGCAAGTGTTCCGCCAACAATTATGTCTACATTCGGGAATGCAACACGAACAAAGTTAAATGCATTACGTGCATTTTCAGATAAATCATTTAGGTATGTATCGGACTTAGGTGCTTCTACTAATCTTTGAGATGCATCGATATTAACTTCTGATAAATCATTACGAGAAGCTATCTTTCCGGCGGCTCTAGTTTTTGTAACAAGCTCACGGCTCATTTCCATAACGTCCTGTTTACTTATACCTAAAGTATTTGTAAGCCAGTCCATGAACTGTTGCTTCTTGGCGGACTTACCGTCCGGTCGTACAATGTAAAGTGCACGGTCAACATCGCTCTCAAAGTTAACTGTAACACGACCGTAGTTAACTCGAGGTTTTCCTAATGACTTCGGCAATTTGGCACCCTTGATACCCGGGATAGGATCCCGACTTTCTTCATTAACGTCCTGACGTGGAAGCGGCAGACGTGTTCCTTCATTGATAACATTGCCAAACTGATCTACTAACGTGTGCTGTTCTTCAGCAGTTGAGTTAGATGACGAGTCATTCGTATTTATAATTGGAATGCCGTTTACTGTTTCTACTTCGCCAACAGGAATGACGGGAACTTGTTCGGGGTCAATGCCCTGAGCTTCAGCCTGCTCAAGCCTTTGACGTTCAGCCTCACGAGCCGCATCTAATTCGCTTTGAGCTTCACTATTAGCTTGTGACTCCTGACTGTCTGGGTCCAATGACAACAATCTTCCTAACTCACGGAAGTCTTTATTGTTAAACTTCTTTAGCTTCTTTAAAATTCTGCTACCCTTTGATACACGATCAGCAAGTGAAAGGGTTCTCTTGCCTACGTTTAATTCAAACTTGCGGAACAGTCCCTTGATACGTGGATCGATACGGTCCAATACTTCTGACACTGGTTCAAGTTGATCACCTATCAGTCTTCCGATAGCTGAACGACCACCACTTACCCGGGCATCATCTCTAATTCTTTTGAGAACCTTGGGAGATTGTTCTTGCATGGCGGCATCAACCGTTTGCAGAGTTTTTTCTGCTTGTCGTTTCTGTTGCCTAATGTCAGCCCTGACTTGTCGTGCTTCATCAAGAGTTAGATCTCCTTCTTCGACCCCAGTTATGCTGTCTTCTAATTCACTATCGAGTTCAAGTAATCGATTCTCTGCATCAGCCTTACGTTGCTCTAGCTTCAAGAACTTTCTGCCGGCACGAAACTTTTTAAGTTTCTCTATACGTAATTCAGCCTGCTTCTTTTGGGCTATTGATTCGTTGACTGTAGTGTTGTCAGTGTCAGTTGCAGTAATACTTTCTATGACATCGAACTCATTAGCCTTCTTGTAGTTAATGTAGTTGTCACCTTCTGCCTGAACATATGCGGCGGCTTCCGCCCCCTCGATAACCTCTACCTCGTTTACTAATTCAAAGAGTCCTTCCTCGCCGTATAAATCAATGCGGTCACGAGCAGTATTGCCAAGTGCATCTTGGTCGTCTACGTCCAAAGTCTCAGGAGCAGTGACGGGAACATACTCTTCCCCGGGCTTTATGTCCTCTTGTGCAGTAGCTTTCATTGCTACGATTGGTGTAAACTCAACGGGCTTAGTCGACAGTATTTCTCCCTGATTTGTTAGCCCACCGCTTAGAACCTCAAGGGCTTCAGCTTCCGTCTCAGCATATACAACACTCTCACGTATTTCTCCACCGGCAACCTCATACTTTACCTTGAATCTTGGCTTAGATAAAAGCGAAGAAATCATTTCGGGACTAGCTTGACCGATGTTATTTAGGTTAACCTCTTCTACCTTCCCGGGGGACAGGGTGCGGAACACACCTCCGGTAAGTTCCATGCCTCCGGTGTATGTAGTTCCAACTGCACCACCAATCAGGACATTAAGAATATAATCCTCTACGTTTTCTGCTGAGAATATTTCATTACCTTGGTCGTAAAAGACCGTAGCCAATGTTTCAAAGATAACAGCTTCGGTGCCTTCTTCAGCTCCCTCTACGGCAAATGATTTAAACATTCTGCCCAATGTAGTTCCATCGAGCTTTACTTTTCCGTTAAAAAATTGTGCGGCTTTTGTTGCACCCAGTTTGTTTATGGCGACTCGATTAAGAAAGTATCCGGCACCGGCTGATAGCATATGAGCAGGAATCACCTGTGCATATTCTTCATCGGTGAACTCAGCATAAGGTTTTTCAAAAGTTTCTTCAGCCCGACGAACACTTTGTGAGTAAGCATTAAAGGGATAGTCAAGACCTCTCGTGACCGTTTGTGTGGCAATTTGACCAACCCCTTGAAGGACTTGACCAACGTTGCTACGTTCCATCTCAGGAGTTACACCAAACTTGTTGGGTATCTTGTCCGCTAGGATTCTAAGGTCATCGCCGACTTTTCTTCCTGCCGCTTTTATTTCTTCCCTGTTGTCATATGCCTCTAATGCACCCTGCACCATTTGTGCTCCACTCGGAGCACCATAGGGACCTGTGCCGGTGCCTCCCATGATTACTCCCGTATCGGACATCGCGGTAACCAAACCTGCCGATGATTCGACTATTGATCTAGCTCCTCCTGCTAAAATACTTTTAGGAATCTGGTCAAGGGTGACTCCTTCTCCACTCGGCATGTTGTAAAGTCTTTCGGCTGTGGGATCAGGTTCTCCTATAGTATTCTGCTCCTCATACATCCGGTTGAACTCAGCACGTTGCTCAGGGGACATACTCGAAACTTGTCCCTCACCTGACAGTCGCCTTTCTTCCTTGTTCTCAAACTCCAGTCGATCTCTCTTTAGCTGTTGTTCTTCGAGGCGAGAAATCGGTACAAAGTTATCAAGCCTAGCCCTTTCATCATCCGCCGCCTTGTCGGAGGCAGAATAAAATTTACTGTTTGCCATAGCCTCCGGTTGATCCGGTGTAGGCTCAACAGCAGGAAGAACTAACTCATCGTCAGTAACTGCTGACTCATCAATGACTACATCATCAGCTATATCAGCAACACCTTTATCAAATTGCATCTTAGCAAAGCTGAGTATAGAGTTTTCCGAAGCACCCTCGGGGTGATTTACTTTTATAGTTCCACCATTGGGGGTGTTAACAGTTGTAACTGGCATATAATTATTTGATTATTAATAAATTATTGAGCTACTGAAAAATTACTCAAATCATTTGGATCTACTCTTATAGAAGCTGAATCAGATGTGTCATTAATTTCAACTTCGGGACGACGAGGGATTTTTGCACCCGGGAATACTCCAGTTCTTCCAGCGAGTCCTTGATCTCCAAATATAAATGCGGATCCGGGCTGACCCCTAAACAGTTCGGCGGCTGGGTCATCGAACTGAACGGTTTCGTAGCCTTTACCAATTCCTGTTTTAAGGAATCCGTCTGGTCTTGTAGCACGTTGTAACTCATACATACCGCCGGTACCTACTCCCTCATTGTAAACAATTCTCAGACTGTCGTCACTTGCCGCTACACTCTGCAAGTTTCTAAACTTAACCGGGTCACGTAATTTCTCTAGAGATTCTTTGTTAGCGGCATCGGCGGATGTCTCAGATTTAACCTCTAGGGCAAGCAACTGAGGTATAACAGCTTTAAATCCATCTTCGCCAAAGGTAGCATAAAACTCCTTAGCTGACTTTTCAATGTTAGTAGGATCGAAGAAACCATCTTTATCCCTAACATCGAATCCTATCTTTTCAGCCGCTTCTGGATTGTTATTTGCCCATTCGGCAGTATAGGCTATACCGGCATCTTTCTTTTTCTTTTGCTCTACCTTCTTGGCGAACTTCGCTATGCCTCCGCCGATGCTTTCGGCAAAGCTCTGCATACCTTGTGCTTGTATCTCAGCCGCCTTAGCAAAGCCACTGTAGTCCGCCATCATCAGGCGAGGGTCAACTTTTGTTCCTGTTGCAAATGCCATAATTTAATCTTTCATATATGTTGGTATTGATTGGTCCGACCATCTGACTCGACTTGACACATTTTCAATTGTGCAGTTAAGTTTTGGACAGTGAACAAAATTTGGTGCATCATCCCGGCGGTCAATGCAGTTGGTGCAAGCATGAACGTAGTCGCAGTTCTGTGATCGGTCTTTCTTTTCACTCCACTTGCCATCAACTTTTTCGTAGCGATCAAGTTGAATTGGGACATCGTTGTCTTCACAATACTGAAACACGTCATCGTGAGTCCAGTCTTTCATTGGGTAGTAAGCATTGCACTGACCGGGATTAATCCGAACGTCTACACGAACTCCGGCATCTCCTCCATAAATAGGATCACTATCGCAGTGCTTGTGACCCACGAACATGACATCCCAGTTAGCTAAGATCCCCGCATTCTTTGGTCGGTTATAGATGTCCATTGCACAAACCCAAGGCTGACCCTCCTCTACGGGAGTAATGCCCGTAGGGCAAGTCATGTCAGTGTTGTCAAAGTAGTATCTGTTTTGAACCTCGAACTCGTCTCCCGTTTGCTGAAAGTCACTGATGGCTGGGTGCCAAGTGTAAGTTTCTAGCCCCCAATCTTCTATGATACGGTTTTGAAAAGCATACTTGTGAGGTTGCCACTGTTCTCTAAAAAAAACTACCGGTAGTTTTACATTGCATTTATTATAAACAAGATCCAACAAAGCCATGCTGTCCTTGCCACCACTCCAAGCAATTACCGGGTTGCCGGAATTGGCAAGACCCAGTTCAATATTTTTAATAGCACTCTGTATTTTATTCTTCATTCAGCAAGACTACAAGTTAGTCTCAGTTCGTCAATAATTAGATAGCACCAATTGCCGCACCACCAAGAGCACCCATCATTCCCATTTGACCTGATGCACGGGAAGCATCAGCCTGAGCTTGTGCCCCAAGCAGATTCATGTTGTCTGATCTCTGGGACATAGCCATATTGATACCAACGTTTGGATCAAACAACTGAGGTCCCATCGGACCTGCCGCAAGTCCAGTTGCTTGCTGTAGCATCGAACCACCTAAGCCTATAGAGGACGAGGGACGACCCAATATAGTTGAACCTAAATCTCCTGCTATTTGACGTGATTGAGCAAAGGCTCCCTGCCCTAGACCTGCCGCAAACTGTTCACGACCTTGTTGATATTGTTCACGTCCAAGTGCGGCTTCAAGAGCCGAACGACCTTGCTGTGCAAAGGCTGTGCCCCCAAGATTTCCTAATACTGATTGATCAACCTGACGTTGAGCCTCGAACCCCATTGGTCCTGAAGCTCTTTCAAATGCTGACTCAGCTTGATTTGCCGCTAAGTCCGCTAAATTCGTTGAATAAGGGTCGGCATCACGGTAAGCATCAACCACTTGAGGTGCGAACTCCTGCAATGCCGCTACATCATCAGCACGTTGTAAGCCCAGTTGATCACGTTGTAATGAACCTGCCCGGGTTGCTTGCTCTTCAAGTAAATCAAAGAGTCCACCCTGAGAAGGCATTTCCTCAAGCTGTTTCATCTCAGCCATTACAGAGGCAATCTGAGAGTCACGGTTTCCGCCAAGGGAATCAGCTATCTGTTTAACTTGTGCATCGTAATCAGCTTTTTCTTTTTTGTAATTCTTGTTTTTTACCGACCTATATCCAGATTTTTGGCGAAAATTTCGACCCCCTCCTTTACTGTAAACCTGATAAGTAGGACTAGGTTCCGCACCTGCCGCCGCCTTTGCAATTTTTATTGCTTCTTGGCTGTTAACACCACCCTCGCCAGCTTGCAGTCCTGCTAGCTTGGCTTCTAGTCGTTTGTATTCAGCACTGCCTGTGCCGCCCTCTAGTCCCTTGGCAAACGTGTTAATGTCCGCTAGTTCAAGTGCGGCATACTGCGGACGGAATTGTCTTTCGGCAGAGATTAGTCGATTCTGCAATTCGGGATCCGTTACACCATCAAAGTCCTGCCGGAACCTAGTCCCGAAAAGATATTCCCCCATCGCCTTACCCGGGTCGATGGGTGGTGGTTGTTTAATTGTTGTGCCGCCGCCTTTGCTTCCCATAATGTTTATTGGTTAATTATTTTTTTAAAAAGTTTGTTGCTGTAAATCATTCGTTTTGGAAATCCGCTTCTATATCGTATCCCTATTTTATTCTTAGTAAGAACTTCCGGGCATTTATTAATAAAGTCCTTCGTTAACTCCTTGAAGGAGTCCTTTCCTTCAGCAAAAAGAAAAGCCATGAATATGCTATCCCCGTCTTCTTTGTCAGGTTCCCAGTTATTAATAAAATTCCATCCGTCACCCTTGTCGCAATTATACCACATAAGTATTGATCTAATAGTCCTGTCTTCATTTTTGTGAACTATTAAAGTTTTCTTTGCCCAGTGGTATGCGACCATAAGACGTATAAGTTCCTTGTCCCATCCTTCAAATACTTTTCCGTTTTCATGTTTGATACAAAATTCAACTGCTTCATCTACTTGATCAAGGGCTTCTTTCTGTTCAGCATTTTTCAATGCTAGTTGAACTGATTGAAGAAGGGGGTTCATTAATATCCGATTACTAACCAATGAACATTGTTAGCTGTTGAGGTGGTTTGTGTAGTATTCTGGAGAAAAACAGTTACTTTATCTTGCAGAGAAGAATCTACAACTTGATAGTAATAATCACGGCTACCACTTGAACTAGCGGATGGGTTAGTAGCGGTAAGTTGAACACTAATAATTCCATTAGGAAACTCCTCCTCGAATACGATTTCCGAACTGATTTGTGTTGTTGTGCCCGGGGCAATCCCGAACTTCATAATTAAACCATTAGGAAGTTTCACACTTTCTGTGGTGCTAGCTACAGTGACTGGATCAAATCCATTGGTTGGTGCCGCAGTTGTATCCACATAAGCCTTGATGCTTCCGTCACTTGCTAATGTTGTAGCACTGGCACTAGCCATTGCATTATCCGTGTTAAGTGTTAATGCTTCAACAACTCCATCGCCCGTTGCAGTTCTTCCAAGAACTTTGCTTGTTTCAATATGCTGAAGCTTGGGAAGAGTTACACCGTCAGGTGTTCCGCCACTAGCGGTAACCGTGCTGTCCGGCAATTTATCTGTAATAACAGCACCGCTATCAATACGTGAACTGTTAACACTTCTTACCGCAAGAACATCATTTGCATTAACAATGATGGATGTTCCGTCTACACCGGAAGAGTTAAGTGTAGCATCCGAAAGTATTTGATTTAACTTGCCGGCAGTTAACTGCTCGCCATCGTTGAAAGTTTTGCCTGATTGTATTAGTGACATAATTTAAATTGTTAAACTTTTACTTTAATTGTATATTTCTTCTACGTTACAAACAGATATTGGAGAAGGATTGTAGATGTTGTTATTATCGGTGTTAGCTCTATTAATATAAATGTCAGTATTGTTATAATTAAATACTTGTAATTTATAAGTAATCTCTGTTCCTGCTGTAAACGAACTAGTATCTATAAAACTTATTCCATCGGGTTGGCAATTATACTGACCAGCATAACCACCGGTAAATGCACACTGAGTTCTAACACCGTTAAGATCACCTACCGCAGTATCAACAACTTGAAAAGATGCCGTTCCTATTCTTTTCATTAACCTAAAGAAATTTCCGTGAGAACCGTCATTACTTGAATTGGAAACAGAGCAAGTGTATCTTAAATCCGAGTTATCAAACTTAGGGGTAATGCTTACCTCAAACCCAAAATCATGAAATGTACTATTTGAAGTAAGATTTGTATACGTACTTGTTTTTATAAACTGAGAAACATTTGGTTTTAACTTATCTATATAAGCCTTAATGCTTTCATCTGTAGCTAAAGTAATACCTGTAGCATTAGACATATCATCGTCGTCATGAACAGTAACTTCTTCGGGGGAACCTGCTCCGGCTGTGGTTCGACCAAGAAGTCTAAGTGAAGCAGATATATCCTCTAACTTAGCTTTGGTTACGTTAGCATCAAGGATCTTGGAAGTAGTTACTCCGTCATCCTTTATTCGTAATGATCCGCCGGAATCTACCTCTAGGCTTACATCGTCCGTAGCTCCGTCGACTCCAGTTTGAAAAGTAATTCCACCTACAATTTGGTTTAAGTTAGTATGAGTGACGACATCCGCCGCATTGTATACTTGAGTTGTATTTAAAATAGTTGCCATTATATTGCTTCTCTTGTTGATCTAAATGCCTCTGCCGCCGCAACCTTTAGGCTACGAACACGAGGACGACCGGTTGTCCGGTCAATTTTAAACTGAAATCCGTAGGCTCGTCTGTTCCCAATCCGTCCCCGGATGGAAACATCTTCGTCTTCAGGAAGTAATTCATTATTAAGGTAAGAAGATAATTGTTTCAGATCTATTGTATCATCAACATTTTCTGTTATACCAGTAATAAAGAAATCTGACTTTAAGTCAATATGTGATTGAACCTGCATCTCAAAATTATTCCACTTCTTCCGGTCAATAGTCTGATTGGTAAACATTCGAGTTGTCATTGATCCTTCAATGGGAGGTGTAGTTATCAAGTCTCCAGTGCCAGTTGCAACCTCGGTAATAACACGGTCATTGCCTTGGTCTAATACATCAAGCCTGTGAATACCACCATTTGTGCTAAGAATATAAACACCACGGCTTTCTCCGTCACCGGCTACAATAAGTTTCTTGTACTCAAAGTTTCCGTCCTTAACATTATCGACTGACTCCCATTGTTTGTTAAGAAAGTTATAAATAATAATTCGATTATTAAACGGAGCACGGGTTATTTCTGCTGATACGTTTCCTTCTCCGTCAACCGAAACCGTTTCCTCATTAAGAGGAATTGCTAGGTAATAACGATTATCAAAATAAACTCCGGAACTTTTATTCCACAAGTCCTTATTGATCAATTTCATAGTATTATTAATTGGTTCACTTAAAGGAACCTCATTGCCACGAAGATTGTAAAGGTCTTGGAAGTTTGCCCCGTATACACCGTTGTCAGATAAAAACAAAACATTGTTGCCTACCTGAATTATGCTATCCCGGGCAACACAACCTACCTCGTTAGTCAACAACTGAGTTTGAGAAGTAGAAAGGTTTCCGCTATTCATAACTAAATGAATGCTGTTACGATTAAATACCAATAGCTTGTCATCAGAAAAAGAATGAAGCCCAATTGTAAAGTCAGAAGTTCCTGCATTAAATCTAAACTTAGCATAAACCTGATCATACGTATCTGAGTCAAGAATATCACTTACCGCTATCTCATCTCTTACCCCGGTGGAGATAATATCCGTGGGCAGGGATGCACTAATTGTTTTTTGATTATAACGAAATGGCACAATTAATCGACGTTGGTGATACACCCCGAACTCAGGTGCAGGCATATGCATAAAGCCTAGACCAATTGATACCTGCCTTTGAAATATTACACCAGTTCTGTTAGATTCGTCATCTGTTTGGGAATAAAAAGAAATAGTATTTGCGGTATTATCTACACTAGAAATTACGTGCTCCTCTCCTAGATTCAAGGAAGAGTTACCTACCTCTTCGATGAATATAGTATTTCCAATTTTAAGATTATTTATCTCTGGAGCCGTTAACGTTGCTACCACCTCGCCATTGGTAACATCAACATTAGTGGGTGATATTACGATTGGCTGTTCGTAGTCTCCTTCTGCCACTCGAGTAAACGTGGGGTAAACCTTTGAGTCCCCGGTAACCGTATAGTCTTCTGTTCCTGATGTTCCTACGTTGTAGGTAAATGTTGTGTTAGTTGAACTCGTTATTTCAAATTGACCATTGGGATTAATAGTTCCTTCGGCAACGTCACGTATTTCTACTTTGTCTCCGTCAACTAACCCGTGGTTCAAAAATGTTTCAACGTCAACCACCGTGCTTCCTGTTTGAGATATTTCCTTAATACTAACCGGATTAAAAAACTTCTTGTTTTCTAGTGCAACCTGACTATCACGAAAAATAAATAATCGATTAAATGCTTGAAGCATATCCGACCTTTCAAGAACAACTTCACCGTCAGGAAACTTCATTTCAAATGTTTCTTGATTCGATAAATTTAGAACTAGTGCCGACAGATTGGTTGATGCTATAATGTATTCTCCATCTTTATCAACATTGGTATTACTATAATCAGTTCCGGCACGAACACCGGTAACTGATGCATTAGAAGGAATAGATCTTCCCCCCGGGGAGGACAGGGGTGAGGTGCTTAGGACCTCGGTGATTGGATTAAAGGGTAAAGTAAACGAAGTTACTAGTCCTTGGGCAGGAGGGAATGTATATGATCCCGTGCTACCAGTTATTCCTGAAGCAAATTTAAATCTATTAGCACCACTAGCAACTGTAATGGTATAACTGCCATTGATGTCAGGAAGGTTCCCCCTGTATGCACCGTTAATAACAACTTCTTCTCCCACAGAGAATCCATGATTACTTAAAACAACTGTTACGGTTCCGTCAGTTTCAATACTAACTCCTTCCATAACCCTAGGTAAATCACCTATAGTTGTTACGTTTTTTTCTGCCGCAGTAGGTAAACGAAATACGGCTGATCCTGTTACGAACGGGACATTTAAAACATTGACCCCCTTGCGGACTTGCCACTCTCCGTTTAAATCAAGACGACCATTTTTTGATTCAGCTAAAACTCCCGGCTTTAATTGATCAGGGCGAACACGATTATTAAACCCAGAGAATGCAACCTCTAGGTCTTCTTGCATTGGGTCGTCTTCACGACCGTAGGATCTATATCTTCCGGGCATTAGCAGTTCCAAGCCTTGCGGCTCCAGTAGTTAGCCGACAACTTATTTGATTTACCTTTGATCCCTCCGCTTCGTGCACAGTAGCTTTTCTTCCGTGCCGGACGGTTTTTCTTTATGGTCATGTTTGCATCACCAAACCTGACGACTTTTTCTTTACCACCTTGGCAAGCCTTGACAACGAACTTCTTCCCACCTTGCACATCTCTGCGAGGTGAGTTGCATTTCATTTTACTTTTATTTATTGCCACTTATTATTAATATTTGAAGACAGAGTCTTTCTTTTTTAAAGCACTTACCGTACGAGCATTCGCCATATTTGTATCAGTAGTTTTCATTTCGGCTTTAATTTTATTTAACTTTTTTTGGTCCCTTTGCTTCAGATGTTTAAACACATCTAATTTGTCAATCGCACCTGAAAGTATTTTTCTGGCACTACCTTGGCTTCCGGTTGCTACTGATTGTCTATCAAACTTTTCTTTACTTGGTGTTATTAAACCCATGATTATTTTTCCTTATTGTTGTTGTTATTTTTTCTTTTTCTTTTTAGGAAACCCAGCCTTCATATTTTTGTAAGCTTTGTCTGAAATTGTAGATTTAGATTTTGATCGACTGGTTCCTGCTTTCTTACGTTTGTTTATGTTTTTATATAAACTCATATTTATTTAACTTGAGATGATCCGAAGTAAAAGCCAACAATAGCTATTGCTGTCTGGCGAACCTCCGGTAAAATCACAAAGCCCTGCACGGTGTCCCATTTGAGGGTCTTGAATAGCCCTAGAAAGCCGTTTGTTTCCCTAGCTACACTTACCCCTACGTCAGTCCAAGCAAAGACGAATGGAGCTATTACAATGGCAAAGAACGTTATTGCTACTAATGCACGGCGAACCCATACACCACCACGGGCGGATGCCTTGTCTGCAGACAGGTCCGCAACGTTTTGACGTTGGATCATTGCCTCAAGGGCACGACCTTGTGCTTCGGCTTGGGTGGCTATGAATTTCATTATGAATCCTGAAACACCACCGCCTAGCATTGCTAATAGTTCTATGTTCATTTACCAAGTCCTTTCCATATTTTAATGATTGATGATACCATGTATCCAAGTGTAGCCAAGCCGACGAGCAGGCTGACGAATGCATTAATTTCTTGTAGTCCCAATGTAGCCAAAAATCCCCCGGTTCCTATAAATGATTTTGTGAATATTTCTTCCATGATTAAGAGAGCTGATCCATACGTAGTCTAAAATTTCCGTTTTGTTGTCCGGGTTGATTAGAAAATTTTGCAACCCTAATCGCCTCAGGAGCTAGTTTTAAAATTGTTCGGCTTGTCATTTTATGCCCATTGTTAGGACGAGGAACACTTCCATCAAATGTATACCAAACCGTTTCAAAAAATCCCCCCTCCCTGCCTATCGCTTCAGTTACACTAAGCAGACAAACTTTTGTATTTTTGTGAACTTGAGCAGGACCAAATGATCTTGTAATTTTATTTCCGTTCTTAGGAAATAATACGTGCTGAGAAGCGATACTCGGATTTTTAGGCGGATATTTACTTACCTCAAACGAGTTCATATATTATTATTAGTTAGTCAATTCAGATGCATAAATTAAAGCACTACCTGCATTGTTTGGATCTTTTTTAAATTTAGCTTGGCTAATGAGATCTGAGTTAAAGTAATAATTATTACCTGCATACAGCTTGTGATTATTACTGTTTGTAGGATCGCTTCCGTCTACGGTCATAAAAACTCCACCATCTGTTACACTCATAAACATAACCTTAGTGTTTTTATTGAAAGCCGTAAATTGTCTTACGGTCGCATCATCGAAAGTTATTAATTGAGCGGTTGCACCCGGTGTAGGTACATTGTATCTGTTCACTACGTAAGTATTCATTATCTGGATTGTGTTGAAACATAAGTAGTAAACTTACGTCGAATTGTATTATTGTTTGAGATTATATCGAGCTTCTCTAGCTCGTTTGCTAGGTAAGAGGTTGCTTTATTTTCTTCGTCCATCGCTTTACTGGTCTGTCCGTCCATACGAAGGAAGTCAGCATAAGTAGCATGAGCCGCGAAGTAGAAAAATTCTTCAGGAATATCTGTTGAAGTTTTTGTAAAATCAGCAAATGATTTTTTGTATGTTACATAAACCGAACTGTCAGTTGTGCTACCTAGGTTCATTACGTGAGCACCGTTCGCATCAACATAAAAGTTATACTCCAGAGTTCCTGAATTAAGAAACGGCTGGTCGCGATGAATACGTTGGAACTCAGATATAGTATCCTTGAGAGGACTTGCTTGTGCAAACGGGACAACTTGGTCACTTGATATTGTTCTCTTCTCTCCTACGATAATGTAAGGTGTCCACATCTGTGAAGCACTGTAAGCCTCATACAGCCTGCGATTAGCCAGACGTAGGATGTCATTTTCTTCACTGGAAGTAAATGAAGCTACCCCGGCTAAGGACCGGACTAGTTCAAATAAATCTGAATACTTTTTGGGTGTAGCCATTAGACTTTATTGGGAGCAAGTTCAGGCATTTCCTTTTGGAAAAACTTTAAAAATTCTTTGCTGTGCACTTCTTCGGTTCCGTATTGCTGAACCAATCGAAAGTATTCACGAGCAGGTATAGTTGCAATGCATTTACCAAGCACCGGGTGAGTCTTCCCGACATTGGAGTGTGCCTCTTCTTTGGCAACATCAACACGTTCTTTCTCTGTTTGAACTTCATTGACCAAGTATTTGTCAACGTATTCGTTTAATTCTGGACTTATTTGTTCTGACATATGTGTAGATAAAAAGAAGCTCCCTGCCCCAAATGGGGCAAGGAGACTTCGGATTGAATTAGTCGATCTGAGTGATCTTGCCGTGAGCTTGAGGATGGTATACACCAAGTCCAAGAACACAATCAACGTAGCCACGTTCGCCACCACCTTGATTAGGCAGACGAGTTGAACCCATTGGGATCAGTTCGTGGATGCCGTAGTACTCGGGGTTAACCAAGTATCCAGTAGCAGTAGTTGTAGTACCAGTCGAAGCAGGCATACAAGCTGGGTTACCATTGATGATGCTAACGATACCGTGGTCACTTTGGTAAAGTTCAACTGACAACTTGATTGTGGAAGAACCACCGTCATAGTTAACCGAACGAACTGAATCAGAGAGAAGTCCACCGACACGAGCGAAGTCAGAGATTACACGACGAAGACCTGTGTCAGCAACAAGAGTTAAGCTATCTACGTTGCCTGTTTGGCGGTAGATGCTGGAGATCAAGTCATTGAACTCAGCTTCGTTGAATCCAGTTGTAGCATAGATGCTAGAACCGGGAGTCTCAAAACCAGCAGGAACTAAACCTGTAACAGGAGTGTCATCGATGAAAGCACCAAGACCGGCAGTAAGGTAGGCATTAGAACCAGTTCCTACTTGTTTGTCTTGAGAACCACAAAGAGTAAGCTCGATGTCACGTTTTAGTTCACGGATTGACTTGGCTTCAGCCTCAGCAAGTTTAGCAGGACCAACAGAATCAGTAGCCTCTTGGAGGTCTGATACCATGTAGTCACGGCGGAACTTTTGAACGTAGTTAGAAGTACGTTCACGAGCGGCGAATGCATCAGTGAATGTTGCAACGTCAGCACCTTCGACAACACCTGCGGCGGCTGGATCGTCCAGCTTGTCAAGTGTCCACTCGAAGTTAACGTTAGTAGCTTTTTTGCGAGAACCGCCGGAGAGAACTGGAGTCTCCTCGGGGGCAAGTACTGACAGGATGTCGGTCAAGTCTTCACGATTGGAAGAAGCCGATCCCGGTAATGTTGTAAATGTATTAGAAAATGCCATTGTATTAAATGTTTATTGATTAGATAATTGAAGGGTTCGTAGACGAATGAAATCACTTTTGTTTCCGCTATCACGGAATTGTTGACTTATTGCTTTGATGTTTTGAGCCTTCTTAGATGTAGAACGATCTGATACCGATGCCGAAGGAATGCCGCTTTTAGGAGGATTCATGGATCCAACTGGCTTCCTTGCATACAAACTATTTGCCGCATGAGCAATTAGGTATGGTAGTTGTGCGGAGACTTCGGGCATTACTGATTCAAGTTTTTGCAAACGAGGATCTTGTAACATAGCCTGATACTTTTGGTTAACGTCATTGCTGTCGTCATCCATCCACGTCAATTCTTTTTTAGCTTGTTCAGCAAATGCAGATTTTAATTGCACTGACTGAGCTTGCTCTTGAAGTTGACGTAGGCGATCAGGTAGAAACGTATCCTTTGTTTTACGTGCATTACGTAAAGTCTGACGGACTTGAGCTTTAGTAAGCTCTTGACCATTGGCTTCAGTAACAACGTCTTCAGGTCCGTAACCATCGCTATTAAAAATAAGATCTTCTGCCCATTCGATTACCTGATCCATTTCTTGTGACTTGCCTTGCAGTTCTTCAACTGTATTCAAATCATTGAAAGGATTGTCTTCGATTGGCTTCTTTGTATTAAGAGGATCTTCGGCTTGCATCTCTGATTTTAAACGAGCAAGCTCTTCTTCGGCTTGTTTACGTTTAGCTGTCAGTTCTCCAAACCTAGCAACGGCACGACTCCCTAACTTTTCAGCTAGTTCCCGTAATTCGTCTTCGGACATATCGTCCATATTCATCTGAGAAAGAACATCATCAGCAGATTCTTCTCCGGTTTGTTCAACCGTTTCTGTTTCTGCATCAACAACTAGGGGTTCCTCTTCAACTGACTCAGGAGCTACTTCCTCTGTTTGTTGAGTAGCAACTTCTTCTTCAGTTGGGATTCCTCCCAAGCGAGCTTGAGCGAACTCAGCTACACTGATATTTGTACTGTCCACTGAACTTGCGGCTTCAGCGATCTCCGTATTTGATTCGTCTGTCATAATTACCCACTCCTTAACGGCGAGCGATGCCGATGGTTTTTATTATATCACACTTAATTTCTATGCTTCTCAATAAGAGAATCATAGTCAACCATGTGTAAAATTTGATCATATGACAACAGTCTACCACTGATCTGTTGCATATTGTCTGAGTTAGCAAGGTGCAGTTCTTCGATGCACTCTTCTCTCATTGTTAAAACAAATCCCATGAAGCGAGCAAATGCTTCGTATTGAGATAGTGTGTCTAAATCTTCTTGTATGTTAGTAACTGGACTCGTTTGCATTTTGTGTATTTACGTTGCCGACTTCTGCGGGGGATGTTCCGATACGTCCGATCTGTGCATTCTCTGCTTGTTGCATTTGGAATGTATACTGACCCATATACTTTTCTAAACGTTGAGCAAACATTTGATCTTGTTGTAAGCGACCAGCTACATCTTCTTGTTGTGAATATTCTTGAATAAGTTGGACTGCGGTTTGACCGCCATTAGGTCGAGCTGGCATTTCAATACCGGCAAAGATCTTAGCCAAGTCATCAGTTACTCCACGAATAACTTCGTCTTGAGCAACTTGAGGTGACTGAAGTATTCCGTCCGCCAGAACCGGATCAATAGATGATGCGATTGCCGTAAGTAAGTTATCTACATTCATTAGACCGTTGCGATCGTACTGAAGCATACCAAGCATTCCTTGTAACTTTTGTGCCTGTGCTTCTGGATCTGTAGTCAATACATCATAATTAATCATGATGTCAAAGTTTTCATTTGGATCTCCCTTAACCATTTGAACTGACTCAGGGACACCGGTGACCCGGAAGAATGTGCTATCAGGTCCGAACCGTTGGTAGC